TTTTTTCTGATGTATCTGATGGTTTACGAGACGGGCTATAATATAAACCGGTGCCATTTGATTGCAACTTATTTACTACATCACGTGACCATTTAAATGGATCTTCAATGTCTTTAATTTCCATAATAATACCAAAGTTGGTCATATTATTTCTATATGCTTCATCTTTTTTAGCGTGACCATTGTAAGTAACATCACCGTATGTTTCCTCTACAGCAACATAAGCTGCGTTATTGTTTGTACAAAACGAACGTAATGAAACTCCATTATCAAACTTACGATACAATTTAAAATCGTAACTAATATCAATCAGTTTCTGAAAGTGATGTTGTGGTGCTTCAAATCGAACACCAATCTGTACTGATTTAGGTTCATCTGGTAATTCATATTCGTTTGCTAATTGTTGAGCAAAATCAATTCCTGATTTACCTACAGCAAATATAAGTTCATCATAACCGTGTAAATTAAATTTATCATTAGTCCAACTAGATACAACATTTTCTTTAAAATCAATAGCTGATACTTTAGTTTCCCAAATAAATTTAACACTTTTAGATACTAAATAATCATACCAATTTTTAGCAATTTCAGATAAATAATCTGTACCTACGTGCCATACAGGAAACAAACGCAAACCGAAATATGGTTTAATAAAATCTGGTTCAGCAATTGGGTTTGAGCACTGTACTTCTTCAGGTTTAGGATGAAAACGTTTAAAGTTAGTAATAACTTGATCCATTAATTCCATTGCTTTTTCCTCGCCTGTGTACTTAGCTAATTGACCACCAATAGCTGTATGGTATGTTAATTTACCATCACTCCATCCACCACTACCCATAAAACCAGTCATTACTTCTTCTGGTTTTCTATTATATGGATCTTTACCCATATCAATCATTGTAATTAATTCTCCTGGGTATCCGTTATCTACTAATGTAGTGGCAAAATTTATGCCAGCTACACCACTACCTACTACTACTATTTTTTTATGTTCCATTTTATATTAATTTTTATATTTCCATTTATATCCAAAAGCTGTTTTTTGCTTCCCTAAAATACAGTCCTTTATTTGTGAAGTTATATTACTTGTTTTGCCTGTTTGTTCTTTTATCCATTCCGCTGCTTGGCCTTTACTTTCCCATTCTTTTATTAAATCATTATTTAAATCATATTGTAGTACAGGTATAGCTTGTTTACGTTTAGCTATACCCATATTATGTTTATGTTCATCTGAAAATGGTTTAGGTTTATTTTTATTAGCCTCTGATATTTTTTGTCTTACATCTTCAGTATAATATTTTGAATGATTTCTTTGTTTTAATGTTTCACTTATATGCTTTCCTCTAGTAGGGTGATTTATAATTTTTTCTATTCGTTTAGGGTTAATATCTTGTTTTTGTTCTAATGTCCATTCTGTTGGTCCTCCACCCCCCTTATTTTTATTTTCTAGTTTAAAACCCCATGTTTTAAATTGACATATCCAATATTGTTCCCAAAATTTCCATTGTTTATCCTCAACAATATCTATTATTTCTATTTTGATATCAATACCAAATGTTAAATAATGTTTATGTTGTCGTCTAACAGCATTTTTAGTTTTACCTACATAAAATGGTATTCCGTTTCTTTCTAAAATATATATGTTCATCATGATAATAAATATATAAAAATCCCATCAGACCAACACCCTAATAAATATTTTTCATATTATAAATGTATAAATTTTTATTTTGACTTCAAAAAAAAGGTGGCTCCAGATCTTTCGATCGGAGCCACAGCTTCCAATATTTTATTAATTCGACAGGCTATGAATCTGTCTGTATGTTATTTATTTAATTGGGCCTCCAACAACCCAAGCATTACAAGTTCTAGCAGCGGCACATTTAAATTTTAAAAATCTACAATATCCTAATTGACCTGCTTTAATAACATCAAATGGATCTTCTGTACCTTCATCATTACCTATTCCTTTAGCTATACAATCTAATGTTTTTTCTGTAATGTCAAAAGCAGCACAGTTACCACAAAGTGATGTTTTAGCTTCTTCTAATGAATCAAGCTGCCACATATCTGCTTTAGCTTGCCAAAATTTTTCATTTGGTTCATTTGGATTTAAAGGACCATATCCATATTCATTAATAGCTTTTTGCCTGTTTTGGAGGTTAAGTTTAATGTTTTGAGTTGGCTCTGGGCATTTATTTAATTCAGCTTCGCTTAATATTTTAAGTAATTTTATCATTATTTACTATCTAATTATATTAGCTAATCTCTTTAAACGCTCCTGTAACTCTTTAGCTTCATTTTTAACGATTTCATCGTATTGAGCCATTGTTAATGTTTCACCTGCAGTACTTAATGCTAATGCATGTTCAGCTACGTTATGTAAATCCATATCGGTTTTAGCATCTTCACGAGCATATTCTAATAAACGAATAAACAATGGAACATCTACTGTGATTGAATCTGTTGGGTTAAATTTAGCGTCCATATTATTGTACTTGATATTCGTTACTGCCTATTTTTAAATTAGAAATTGTATTTACATTAATCATTCTGTATCCGTTATTTTTCATATCGTATACTGGAATTAATCCTTTTGTATCTGGATCATAAGGTAAATCGCCACCTTTTAAGTATGCTTTAACACCTAAACGAGCATTCATTACTCGTGTTGTTCCATCTTTCTTAGTGAAAGTTACAGTGAAGAATTTACCTTTAGTATCTTTGATTAATTGTTTAGCCTCTTCAGTACTAATTGCTCCAGCTGGTGTTGCTGGTGTTTCAGCTTCGCCTTGTGGTACTTCAGCTTCTGGTGTTTCACCTTCTGGCTCTTGTCCCGGTCCTGGATCAATAGGTGTTATTGGTGCTTCTTTAAGGCGCTGACTAACAGCTTCTTTAACTAATTTAGATAGTATATGTCTTAATTTCATAATGTTTTATTGTGAAGATAATTAAATTGTCTTGCCAATAAATATTACTCCGTCTCGCCTGCTGTAATAAGGGTGTATGTTCTTTCAGATACAGTATGGTACTTATGACAACTTTTACATTGCATTTGTATTCTAGCTGTTCCTACTGCTGACATTCTGCGTTTGGTATATGTCCATTCATTTGAACCACAGCTAGGGCATGTTGTCTTATCATCGCTACAATGCGTTTTTGCTGGGAAATGTGATGCTAATTTGTTATATACTTGTTCTAGTAATGTAACGTCACCTTGACAATATTCTACCATTTTACTCATAGCTTCTTTATCGTTATTTAAAACAATATTTTTCCATAAGTCAAATCCAGTATGAATTTTAGCACCTAAACCTAAAAATTTAGCAATATAATCTAATTTATTACTGTTAAATCTAAATTTAGAACGAGCATATTTCAATGTGTCGATTGTTACATAATTAGGGAAAACAGGAATACCATGGAATAGGCATCTAGTTCTGATCCAGGCTAGATCGTATCTATCGCCGTTATGACCTACTAATTCATCAGCTTCGTTAGCTATAGTAATGAATTTTTCTAAAAGTTTCTTGTCGTCTTGTTTAGAGTCCCAAGTTAATGAATATACTTCATCATTGCCTTCCCATTTATAACAAATGCAGATAATGGCTCTTTCTTTAATGATACTGTCGTGACTAATATTTTGTTTGTAACCTGCTGTCCAAAACAAACCAATATTTGGGCTCGTCTCAATGTCAAAGAATAATCTTTTGATTTTGTTCATAAATATTTTTTTAGAAATATAACAATTAAATTTGGCCTCTCCAAATTTTATACTGCAGGTGTTTCCTCAGGCTCCTCTTCAGGTGTTTCTTCAGGTACTGGGGCTAATTCTCCAGTAGCAGGGGCTAGTTCTGGGTTTTCAAGATCCTGTTTAATACTAGCGTCACGTTGTGATGCTAATTCTTCTTTAGATTCTGTTGGGGCATAATTTAATTCAAGTAAATCAGCGATAGCTTGAGATGCTCGCTCTAATTCACCTATATTAACGGGATGATATCTTCTACCTGATACCTTAACTGTAAATACACCTTTACCTATATAGTAGATAATAAAATCTTGTCCGTTGATTAATTCAACGTTAAATGTAGTTGGCTTAGGTGCTACTAAAGATACATCTGCTA